CCTAAGTTCCCGTCATCTACCGTAGCCTCGGATACCTTCATGACTCGGAAGAGCTTGTTTGTCCATCCGTAGTCTGCATTTGTAATGTCAACCACATCACCGGCATCGACTTGTATGCCCGGATATGTCGAGGTGATGGTGACGATGAGATCTTCTCGTGCCTGCTCTAGCCTTCTATTACCGAGATACTGGGCTTGAACAGAATTATTCGTAAACTCTAGTGTGGTTGTTTGACGATTGTCTGGTTCGTTGGGGTATCTCAAACCAGCAGGAGTCTCAAGAAACACCATATTAGGCTGATCTCGATTCTCTGCATTCGGAAACTCAATCTGGATCTGATTGATCTGCTGGTTAATATCAATCGCAGAGACCCGTATCTCACCGATCAAGTTTGAATCGTTGAACGAGAATGTAGAACTATCGGCCTTGTTGATAACAACCGACCAAAGTCCAGAAGCAGCGTTATAAGCCATCCAACTATCAGAGCACTCCAGCATCTTCTCAACGTTATCTAATACTGGCCTTCCCGTGTCTATGACTCCGTTAATCCTGTATCGGGCTTGTGTGGCAGATCCGCCGCCAGAAGGCGTATAGGTAATGGTCTGATCCGAGTAAGTGTTAAGAGCTGTCGCACTCGTAGAGTCCACAAGACCAGTCATGCCTGCGCCGTAACGCTCGTCGGTCATGTAGTCGTACCAAACATCTCCGGGCTTCGCTACCGTTCCACCTTTTGGATAGTGCTTGCAGTAAAACGTTATGGGCTGTAGACCCGTCGTGCCTGCGTCAGCGTTGTAATTTAGTTTGACGATTGAAAACGCTAATCCGTTCATCTGACGGCCAGACGAAGGCCAGCGTAAAGCAACTGGAATATCTGAGCCACCCATAAACACATTGGGAGCCGTTCCGTTTACGGCAGTGATCGTGCCTGCATTTGTTGATGTGTAAAGACTAATGTACAGATTGCCCGAGATCTTTGTGTCAACGTTTCCATCGCCATCTGTCAGGGACACTACTTTAGTCTGATCTGTGCCATCAAAAGTAACTAAGCGATCTCCGTAGTAAAACTTTGTTCGATCATAAGAAAACGTCGCAGAGGCATCTGACGATATAGAACTTATGGCTATGACGTAATACATCGTCTTTTGATCGGTGGATAACACCGCATCGACAAAGGTTCCGCCTAACCACGCATCGCCATAAACAACTGGAACAGAATTCGTCGAGGAAGGTGGCACCTGTTGCCTTGCTCCCATATCTTGAACATTGGGAGGCTTAGATCCAAACGCCCTTGTGACGACATAGCTAACCGCAAAGTTGATCGCAAAGGTCGCCGCTGCAAGACCAATTGATCCTAATGCAGTTGCAGCAGCCGCTGCTGATCCATAAATTGCGCTTAAGACAATTGATGCTGGCATGATTTACTCTCGAAAGAATGTCGCTTGCAAGGGCTTGAACTTATATCGTGTGTAATCAATGTCAGGACTAGAAGGCATGAGGCTTGTGCACACAATGTCTACCCGCTTAGAGTCCAGCATGTACTGAGCAAGTTTGTTAAACCTCAACCAAAGCCTGCCACCGAGACTTGTGTTCCTGTACTCAGGCATGACCCACCACGCTACCTCGTGAAGCTCTCTGACGTAGCGATTCCAAAAGTTTCTTGTAATGTATGCAGCAAGGAATCCGTGTAGGTTGTCATCAACTAAAACGAATCCTCTGCCGTGAATCATCTGATCGAAAAGGTTTCTGACTTGAGGTTCGTTTTGATTGTGTTTTAGCGCTTCTATGCCTGCCTCGTCTGCATACGCCTTCATCATCTCAATAAGATGAGGCACATCGTATTTTGTCGCTTCTCTCATCCCGCCTCTCTTATATCGTTAGGATCTGGTAGTTGGGTTTGTGCGCTTCCGGGATCTGATTGTGAGCCAGATTTAGGTGGGGCTCCAAAGTCAAAGTATTGACCAGAGATCGCAGCCACTCGATTCATGCTTGCATCCGAAGCGTAGAGCTGCTTCCAGTTGTTCTCGTTTGTCCTAATGCCAGCAATACGGCTTTCTAAAATGGATCTGAAAGAAGAACAAGATATAGAACAAGTCGCCGTTCTGCTTCTTGCGTTCTCGTCCCAGTCCTCAGTAATTGAGATGTTAGAGACGATGCCTTGATAACGCTTGAAGAACTGTGTGCTAGGGCTTGTGATGATCTGGTAGTTTGAGTCGAAGAAACCGCGCCAGATCTCAACAGTTGAGCCCTTGATGTTTGAGCCTAAGACCAACGATATATTTGTAGGATCAATACCGATAAGGCCGATCACCATATCAACAGATGTAGCCTTGATCTCTCGATTGACTGCACCGACAGACAAGAGACTTCCGAGGCTTGTAAAAGTATTGCCCCCGATAGTGATGGGAGCTGCTGCATTGCAAAATGTATAAGTAGTTGTTGAGGTCGTAAGTTTTACAAATTCTCCGTGGGTAATGCTTGCGCTATTTAGCGCCGTCATTGGCGTACTCATTGGACATTCTCCCTAAAGACAAAGTCAGAGTCCCAATCAACAAAAGCGCCATTAGTCATCGGCCTTAGCGTGTAAGTCGGGCAGACCTCAGCGACTACAGAAAACGTGCAGGAAGCCCCTACAGCCGTTAATGTGCCTGTCGAGGGAGTTCCTATCACCGGACGATGTAACGTCACACTAACGGTCGATCCTGAGCCTCTCAGCACCTCTGTGGTGACCTTGTAGGGATAGTTTCCTATCTGAAGGAAGTCGCCAGCAGCAAAGACGACTGTAGACGCTGAGACAGCGGGAAGATTACCGACAGAAATCGTTGTCGCGTTAGGCGCAGGAACGCTTGCAAGGGTAAGAGCCGCAGCCTGTACAGATGTGAGACCGCCCTTGTACTCTGTAAACCACTGAAGGTTTGATGTGTTGAATGTGATTGTCGCCGCGGTCTGTCTATCTAGGTTGTCAATCGTCTGGATAACGTCTCTGACCTGTGGATAGTAAAGATAAGCATGAGGCTTGACTGTGAACACCCACGGAACGGAGGTCACATATTGCGCCGTTCTTACTTGCCCGGATCGGGAGTATTGCTGACCAACCATCCTTCGGTTGTTAACCGTGATGGATTGTGAAATGTTTAAGATGGTCTGGAAGCTCATGCCCGGCCTCTCGGTGATAGTGATTTTTGAGCGTAGGCATTAGCTGCCCATACCGCTCGATTACTGCCCATAATCCGATCCTCAAAAGACTTTACGTCGATAGCTTGTATGTTGTAGTTGTTTACAGTTGTTGCTCCGCTTGTTGCGTAGCTAGGAACAACCTGACCGGACATGCTGGGAACAAACAACTCAGGCCCTCTTTCGCCCACGATATAAGGGCTTCCCGAGTTGACAGGGCCACCTCCGGCTCGCTTGCCAAAGATCCCACCGATAACGGGAATCGTTGACATAAAGTTCTCAAACAATGAAGGCGCACCTTTCATGTCTGACTTAAAGATCGCATCAAGAAACTTGTCCAATGCTCTTGACGCGAGTTTCTGTAAGAGAGAACTAAGCGCAGACTTGAAAGCCTGTGACGCTGACTTACCCTGCATGAAGGCTTCTACGATAGTCGCGCCGAGAGACTTGTAACCGTCCCGAAGATCCTCAAGAAGTTCTAATTGCTCGTCCTTTTCTTTCTTCGTGAGATCCATCGCTTCCAGTTCTTTATTAGCTGCAACCTCAGCCTGCCACATTGCGTCAAGCATGACTTGCTGCTGTTCTTTTTCTATCTCTATTTGTTTCTCATAGTCCTTGATGATCTGATCCTGACGCATCTTTCTCAGATCTTCCATCGCGGCTAATTCTTGCGACGCTTCTTTTGCGTACTGTTGTATTTGTTCTTGTAGCTCGGCTTCTTCTCTGCGAAGGCGGATAATTTCCTCCATCCTTTCTAGACCAGCAGCACCACCTTGTTTCGCAGCCTCAAACCTTAGCGCAGCTTCCTCGCCTTCTCGCAGTTTGAGAATCTGAGCGTCAAGACTTTCTAAGTAAGCCTTTAACGCCTTAGCTCGTGACTCTGCTTCGGTATCTTTTACTGCCTTAACTCGTGTGCCTGACTGAATGCCGCCTTTAGCAACATTCACTACAGGAGCAGCAGGAGCTTCTTCTTCGCCAAACCCTAAGAACTTTTTAACGCCCGTCCACGCATCACGAGCCTTGCCGACAAGACTAAGAAAACCTATCTTTGCCTTTTCGGTCATCTGGTCAATTGCATCACCAATCTCACCGATAGCCTCAACACCCTTCTTAGCCTCACCTGTGAACTTGTCGGTGTTCTTAGAGAGTTGGTCGATCTTAGAAATATCAACGTTGGCAAATTGCTTGCCGAAAAGCTGAACCTGAAGCCTTGCCCTTTCAGCGCCCGGTCCCATCTGGGAAAGCACAGAGGTTAAGTCTCTAAAGATGTCAATCTCAGGGCGAAGCATCCCTCCAGCATCAGCGATATTTACGCCGAGCTCCTTGAATAACTCCGCTTGCTCTTTTTGACCGTCAGCAGCACCGCCTAACGTCGTAGAGAATCTGTCCCACATCTGAGCAGCGTTTTCTGCGCCCTTACCTGCCTGCACCATCGCGCTTTGGAGGGCTAAGACTTCCTCAATCGCTAGACCGGAGCCCTCAGCAAAGTCATTGACCGCATCGGCTGCTTTGAAAAAGGAAGTGGCAAAGGCTGTGGCAGCGCCAGCCGCTAACAACATTGGGCTTCGTAGTGCGCCCATAGCCGTACCCAGAACGTCTACGGATACTTTTAGTTCGCGGGTTTTTTGTCTCGCCCTATCGACTTCTTGAACGAACTTAGCGCTCTCTAGACCGAGAGCTACTTGTAGGGCTGCTATGAGTTTACCCGCCACGATTTCCCCCTAATATCTCAAGAAACTCCGCTTTGAATCCGGGTAGCGAAGTGAACGCCAGAAAATCACGCTCTTGTTTTGTCATGTAGTTTGGAGGGATAAAATACTCCTCCAGATGCGGGAAGAAATCACGACTCTTGATCGGGTTCTTAGATAACGCGTTATAAACAATCGTCATCAGATGCGAGATCAATATCAAGTTATGTCTCGCGCCAATCATGCCGTCGCGGTACATCAATTCTAACTCTCGGACGGTCGCTACATCAAGGCTATCGAATGCTTCAGGACTTTGGCCGTTAAAGATTGCCGCCGCCCTTACCTGTCGATATAGCGACCTCTTTAGTTTTTTTCCGTTGTCTCGTAATCGGGATTAACCGCTTTCTGAATCAGATTCACTAAATGTTTGATCTGTGCCTCTGAAAACGTATCCGATATGTCCTCGTAAGACAGCGCAAACATTTCGTCGCCTTCTTCAAACCCGACGAGATTAACTAACGCAATCTCTCGCATGAGTTCCTGCGCTTTGAATTTCGCCGCCTCTCTTAGGCTTCGACCCTCAACAACAACGTCATCGTCCAAAAACTCAGCATCAACAGACTGATTAATCTTGTAGAGCTTTTGGAACGTGGCGTAGAGCTTCTCGTACTCTTCCGAGATAAGAGCGTCTGGAGGATTTTTAATTTTCTCCTCTAGCCTTAGCATTTCTTTTCGAGTCGGGAGATAGACTTTGAGAAGATGTCCTGCAAACTCAATGTCTGTGTGGGTCTGTCGTTGGAATGACTTTCCGAATTTATCTTGTATTTTCATTTCCTAACCTTTGCTCGTTGTTTTGCCGCCCAGAGATCCATATGAGCACTCATAAGAGATCCTAGACGAT